CAATCTCGCATGTCAGGCCGTGGACGTGCTTGGGGCGCTGGATTCTGGAATCTGGATGGGGCCATCATTCCAGCCGCCGCTCAACCTCGTGAACGGGCAGTACATCCCTGGGGGATATTTGACGCAGGCATTGCCGATGGCTTTGCTATCGCAGTCTGCGCGGGCGGCGCGGGCGTTGCAGCCGATCATCTGCGCGATCATCCAAAAAGAGGGAGCAATCTCAGTTCAGGTCGGAGTCTACGTTCAGCAGGGAGCTTAAAAGTTTTGCAAACCAGATTGGCTCGCGAATGGCCAGTAGAAAAAATTCTAACGCAAGCTGCTCGTTCTTACGGCGCAGCGGGAGGTGTCTATTTTCGTTTATAGCTTTAGAGACTCGCAAGTGGCGATCACCGATCCAGACGCCGGACCTTATTCCTTTCAGGGAGAGCAGGGCGTCAGCCAGTTCGTCGTCGTTATGGCGAACGAGCACGCGGAGATCATTGTAACGTCCGACGGTGCTGCGGTTGGCAGCGCCAAGCCGGGACAGGTCGGAGCGTTCCACATCGTGTGCAACCAGCAGAGCAACATCTACGGCTATCTGCTGTCGGCCTACAATGCCAAGACCGCCCGCCAGTTGAATGGGGACGTTTCTACGTTCTTCGGGATGGCGATCAGCGTACGCGATGCGACCACGAACCGTGGGCATATTCTTTCCGGTGTTGCCGTGAGTAAGCCGCCGGACCTTCCCCGTGGGATGAATGCGGTGGATGTGACGTGGATTCTGCCGGCGGCCAACATCGTCAACATGTAGTGAAAGGCAAAGATGAGCGACAAAACAGTCACAATAAGCGGACGAAGTTACACCATCAAAAAGATGACACCCCAAGCGGCGTGTCTGATTCGCGGGCAATTGGTCGGGGCTTCGTTCAAGTTCGCCCGTGGGAGTCAGTCTGATGTCGAATCCCAGACGCCGCGCGCATCCATCACGGCGGAGAACGTCGCGCAGCGGGCGGAGGAGGCAGTAGAGGGCATGTGGTCCATCGTGCCTGCGTCGCTGCCAAAGGAGATGTGCGAGCAGATCCAGCGGGACGCGCTGCGGTGCTGCTACTACGTCATGAGCGAGGCCACCCCTAATGTGCAGTCTCCAGTCCTCATGGCTGACGGAAGATTCGCGGACACCGCACTGGCAGAAGACGCAGCGAGCGTGGACGAGCTAATCATTGAATCTTTGAAGTTCTCCGTAGGTCCGCTTTTTATCAAGGGGATGCTAAAAGCGGCGATGGAAGCATCCCCGAAGACGATCAACTGAATCTTTATTTGTATCGCCCCGTGATCGAAGGCTTCTGGCAGCAACACGAACTCTGGGATGGGACGTACACCATTCAGGATTTGATTACGGCTCATCGCATTCTTGACCTTCGCGCGGAACTCTTGAAGAGAAATAATGGCTAGTCAATTAAGATGGCTTCTTGTACCAGCGGCGTTTGCGGCGATTGTTCGCTTGCTCTTTTCGCGTAGCCCATCGACAATTGCTAGGCTTATAGTCGCCGTTATTATCTGGCCAGCGGTCGATAGTAAGATTTATTGGGCATTCACCCATATCTGCAAGGAAATTCTCGAAGGATTCCAGCCAACGGTCGCAAACTTTTATTCCGCGTCCGCCATAATCTTCGTAAGCTGCATTGCGCGGATTTGTGCAGCGTCCCAATATGTGAGACCAAATATGATAAGTCCTTGTACCATGATTGGCACTTTGGCCATGTGTTGTGTTAGCTTGAATTCTTTGTCTGATTGTTTCTTGCATTCGGCATCCGCAACTGACGGTCGCACCACGACGAAGCGACATACCATTGATAGCTTTTTCTGTTCCACAAGAACATCGGCAAAGCCAGAAAAGAATCCTATTTTTATGATGCGAAGGACCCACAACTGTGAGCCTTCCAAATCTTTTATTGGTGAGATCAATGCGCTTGTTTGTATTTCCGAGACGCCAATTCTTACCTTTCATGGCAATAATTATACTAGGTTTTTAGATAGATGACGCCAGAAATTATAAAGTCATATTTGTGCGAACTCGGCTGGAATGTTGACAATGAAGGTCAACGAAAATTCGAGGACGCGTTGCGCGTGGCCAAGCAGTCGGTCTCGATGTTCAGTGGCGAGTATGCCGAGATGGCCAAGGTGGTCGTCGGCGCTGGAGCCGCAGTACTTACTACATTAACTGCGATTGCTACTGGTGCCGTAGCGATGGGATTGGAAGTTGCGAACTCCGATCTAAAAATGCAGTTGCTCGCGCGTCAAATGTTCATGAGCTTGCCCGCTATGCGTGAGATGACGTTTGCGCTCGATGCTCTCGGAGTCACGGCTCGGGATGTGATGTGGGGACCGCCGGAGATCGCTCGACGCTACCGCCAACTGGTAGCCGACACGCGACAAGTGATGGCCGAACTGGGGCCGGAGGACTTTGAGCATCAGATGTTCAAGATTCGCGAGTTGGAATTTGAATTCACACGGATAAAGAATCTTCTGAAGTTGACCGCGATGGGTGTGGTGCAGAGTTTATCGAAGGCACTGACTGGAGACGAATCGGGATTACAGAATAAGCTTTCTGGATGGATCGACAAGTTCATCAAAGATATTCCGTATATCGCCAACACCATCGCCACGACTCTAGCTCCGGTGATCCGCGATGTGTGGGCGATCTTCAAGGACTTGGGGCACATCGTCGTTGACATCGTGAGTCCTGGACTGCGATTGCTTGGCCTTATCTTTGGCGACCCAAAACTGTTGAGCGGGAAAGTCAACATCGAGAACATCGGCTTGGCATTGCAACATATCTCGCATACGCTGCGTCAAGTTGCGGATGTCGTAACTGAAATAGTCCACATGATATCGTCACTGTTTAATCTTCCCGGTATGGGTCTCGACTGGATGGCTAAGAAACTTGGGATTCAAGTGCCGCAAACAAGCGGCACGCCTGCTGGTGCGGGTGGCGCTCCCGCTGGAGTAGCGACAAATCCAGAGATTGTGCAGCAGGCTCAGCGCGTGGCTGGCATGACGGGCGTTCCTACAGAAACAATATTAACCCAGTGGGCGATGGAGACCGGGGGATTTACTTCTAGGCTTTTCCGTGACCAGATGAACCTGGCCGGGATCAAGGACAAAAGCGGCGGCTTCGCGAGTTATCCATCGCTCTCCGCGTTCGCCGATGCCTATGCGAATTTGCTGAATCGCAACTTCCCCGAGACTAGGGGCACGACGGATCTCCACGGCTTCGCAATGGCGCTCCAGCATGGCAGGACCGGGAGTTACTATGGGACCGAGAGCGAGCAAAGCTACGAAGGCAAGCTCCGCGCCAACCAACAGTTCACGATCAATATCTACGCCCAGACGAATGACCCGCACGAGCATGGGCGCATAGCTGCAGAGGAAGTCTACAAGAAGATGTCGCAGCGGCAACAGGTGCAGTCGAACCCGATCTACGCAACGAGTTGACGATGGCAACCGGATGGCGCCCCACGCAGTGGTCGAAAACTCCGCTGACTTCGATCACGGTAAAGCAGACCACGAATGTGCAGACGAATGTAACCGCTGTTGGCACGGGCGAACAGGTAGGAGGAAGCGCCTCTACCGGTGGCACTACGCAGCAGCAGTCCACGATTTACTTTTTCGACGGGGTGCCGTCCGTTGATCACTACACTGTACGACGCTTCACCGACCACCCGATTCAGTCCGGGACGAGCGTGGTGGACCACAGCTACCAACTTCCTGATCGCGTGATTATCAGTGGACTATTCTCGGATGCCATGCAGTCGTACCAAAGTGGCCAATACGGCAATGGCGCAGGAAGATCAGTCAACGCATATCAGACGTTTGTCAACCTCCAGAAGACCGGCGCGCAGATTCAGCTCGCGACTCGCCTGCAGCAGTATCCGCTCATGGGCATCGAGGAGATACGGGCATCGGACACGGAGAGGACTTTGTATGGGGCCGATTTCACCGTAGTTTTCCGGCAGCTGATCATCGCAAACGCCACGGTCACGCAGCCAATAGTAAGCAGCAGGCCAAACACGTCTCAGAGCACAAACGCCGGTTCGTTGCAGCCAACGAGTACCGATCCTTCCGTCCTGCTGAATCACACATCTAGTCTGCCGGTGCCACCAGAATTGCAAGGCGATCCGAATCCCCAACTCAATAGTGACGGGAGCGGGTACCAAGCTGGTTATGCCGCTCCGGGATATGCGCCATGATTCAGACTGTGAATCTGAACAATGCCCCGAACCAGTCGCAGACCGTTCCGCTATCCGTGGACGGGGGATCGCTCACGCTGATCCTGACGCTGCACTACAACGAGATCGCCGACTATTGGACTATGACCATCCAAGATGCGAACGGCAATCTGTTAGTCGATTCTGTGCCGCTGGTCACCGGCAATTGGCCAGCCTGCAACATCCTGAAGCAGTGGGCATTCTTGCAGATCGGCTCGGCGTACGTGCTTAACCAATCGGGGTATTCCATCCCGAATTATCCGGACAACACCGGACTCGGAACTCAGTTTCTCTTGGTCTGGGGCGACACTCCGAGTTACGCCGGAGACGCATGAATAGCAATCCCCAAGTCGGAACTGGTCAGCAGGCCGGACCGCCGCTCTATGGCAGGCAGTGGTCGCTGGAGGTATCGACTACGGATGGCCAGCAGGTCATCGCGCCCATCACTGGCGGGACATTCTCCCCGGAGACGCTGCGAATTACTTTCGACGTGCATACGCCGTGCTTCCAGAACGCCTACTGGTACGCAGACATCGTGATTTACAACCTGAGCAAGATCGGCTCCGACATCATCATCAAGGCCGCTCCGAATGTCCAGACTGGGATGATTGTCACGCTGAAGGCAGGATACGTCGGCGGGCAGGGGCAGTACGATGTCATTTGGGTCGGTCCTGTTTTCCAGCCGACGTTCCTGCGCGAGAACGTAACCGATTACAAGCTAACACTACATTGCATTCTGGCTTTGCTCCCAGCGATCTCAGGAGAAATCCAGAGCACGGTGTATTCCGGCATGAACCAATCGGAGATCGTCAGCGCGATGATCGAGCAGCTCGGGCTGGAGCTTCAGACCGAACTTCCGGCTAAGTTGAGTAATAAAACTCTCCCGCGCGACAAGGTGGTAATCGACCCAGTTGCTGCCTTAAATGACATTGCGAAGGACAACAAACTGGTCTGGTTTTTGTCGCAGCGCAATCTCACTCCGGGGAATACTGGTATTTATTTCGGAGACGTGAGTGCAGATATTCCGACTACTGCGGCTTACACCTACACGCCTACCACCGGACTGCTCGATACTCCGGTGCAGACTCCGTTCGGCATCGACTTTTCAGTGCTGCTCGATCCGCGCATTCGGGCGCAGATTCCTTGGCAAGTTGTCGAAGTCAAGGAAGTCGTGATCCAGCAGAACTTAGTTCAGCCACAGCAGTCACAAATCCAGCGCCCTCTGGCCTCGGATGGGCAGTACGTCGTGTTCGATATTCACCATCGCGGTGATTCGCGAGGTGCAATTTGGCAGACCGACCTGACGACTTACTCCGTTGTAGGGGATATCCTGCTCAGCGTGATAGGTGGATCGTGAGACAGACAGGAATATCAGCATCGCAACGCGCCGGGTACAACGCCGACCAGTTCCGGACGGCTATCCAACAGGCGCTCTACGGTCTGCGCGTCGCGATGCCATGCATTATCCAAGAGTTCGACGCCGATACGCAGACGGTGAGCGTCATCCCGGCGATCATGGAAAAAGTTCTTCAGAACCAATCAATTTCAACTCCGAATGGCTCCGCTTCGATTCCCACGCCAACGGATTTGCCGTGGATGCGACCGTTTGGGAAAATTCCGCTCATACTTCCGGGGGGAGGAAATTTTATCCTCACTACGCCAGTCGCAGCAGGGGATGAATGCCTAGTAGTCTTCGGAGACATGTGCATCGACCAGTGGTGGCAGGCTGGCGGGACGAATAACGTCCAACTCGATAAACGCCGTCACGACCTATCGGATGGCTTTGCCATCCTGAAGACGTGGTCGCAGCAGAACCTGATCGAGGGTTATAACCAATTTGAGGCCGAACTTCGCACGCTCGACGGATCGGTAAAGATGGTGCTCGGTACTTCTGGCATAGTGTTCAAAGGTGATCTGGGATTTTTCAATAGCAGCGTGACTGGCAAGCCAGATGTTACTGGATCGACGGGTGGGAATGCCGCTCTACAAAGTTTACTCGCGGCGCTTGCGGGCTTGGGCCTGATTACGAACTCGACAACATGAGCACTACCCCTTTACCTCCCGCGACGTTCACCACGAACCCGCTGGGACCGTACAACGACCCGATCTGGGAGAATACAGTCAGTGGCGCGGCGGCCGTCGCGGTCGCGATCTACGAATCGCTCCTCTTGTTTCAGGGCGAATGGTGGGAAAGCATTCTCGCCGGAGTTCCGTACTGGCAGTCGATTCTCGGTCAGGGCGCTACAGAGCAACAAGTCAGTCTGATCCTTCAAGGCGCGATTCTCGGCGTGCCTTATGTGACGGGGATCACTGACTTGGAAGTTACGTTCGCGAATCGCGGCTTCGGCATGTCGGCAAATGTGCAGACGGCATTCGGGCCGGTTCCAATCACGTTCAACTATCCACAGACGCAGCCGCAAGGCATACCATGAGCACTGGAAGTTATTTCCCACCGAATATCGGTCCTGCTGGTTTGAGCGTGTCTACCTACGCCCAGGTGCTCGCATGGCTCACCGGCAACTATCAGGCTATCGTCGGGCCGGGAGTGGACCTCGGGATTCACTCGCCGAAATATCAGGAAATCTCTGCTTGTATCGCGCTCCCGATCTCGGACCAGATCAATGCACTGGTGCTGGCCTACAACAACTTCTTTCCTCCAACTGCCGTGGGTGGAGCGCTCTCGCTCATCGTCGCCTTCAACGGCTTAATCCGCATGGCGGCGAGCTATTCTACCTGTCAAGTCACGCTCACCGGGACGGCTGGCACGATCATCACCAATGGTCAGGTACGCGACTCAGTTCCGGGACAGGGCTACCTCTGGAGCCTGCCTGTGTCGGTTCAGATCGGAAGCGGCGGTACGGTTACGGTCACTGCAACTTGTACGATCATCGGAGCTATTCAGGCCGGCATCGGGCAGGTGAACTTGATCGCCACTCCTACCTCGGGCTGGACCTCCGTG